AGGTCAGATACAAGAGCAGGCAGCAAATGCTCGGGCTGTGGGATCGGGCGCGTTTGGCGGAAGTCGGGCCGCTGTTGTGCAGGGGGAACTTGGCAGGAATGTTCTTGAGCAGCAGGCTCGGACCGGGGAGCGTCTTCGCAGCGCCGGGTTCTCGCAAGCCTCGAAGTTAGCGCAAGACGCAGCAGCGCAGCAGCTTCGTCAGGCACAGCTTACTGGCGGTCTTTCACAGGGTCTTGCAGGTGGCATCGCACAGCTTGGTATGCAAGGTCAGCAGATGGGCACACAGGATATCAACACACTGCTTGGTATCGGTGGCCTGCAACAGCAGCAAGCACAGCAAGGTCTGAATGTTGCACAGGCGAACCAACTGGCACAGCAGCAGCTTCCCTTCCAGCAGCTTGGCTTCTTGGGCGACATCTTCCGCGGCGTCCCGGCACTGCAACAACAAACTACCCAGACCTACACACCTCCGCCAAGCATGTTGTCTCAGGGCATCGGTCTACTTGGCGCAGGCTTGTACGGTGGGTTCTTTAATCAAGGAGGCGGCACCCCATGATGCGTAATCCTTTGGATCGTCGGATGTTTGCCAACCCGCAGCAGCGCCGTAGTGCAGCGCGGGGGCCACAAGGGATCTTGGCCTCCGGTCCACGGATCATGAACGCTGCTATGGAGCAAGAACCCGTTCGCCGTCAAGCCGGCGGCTATCAGGGTCCGGCAACTGGGCTGGGCATGTCCGGGGTTACAGACTTTTTGAATCAATACGTACTTGGCCCCAACATGCAGATCGGCGGCTCACCGTCCACGGACGAGTCTATGTCTCCCCCGGCAGTGGCACCGGCACCGGCACCGGGTGCTGGAACTTCGGAGTTCCCTGATCCGAATGTGCCGTCTACGCAACCGGGTGACGTGAACTTTGGCCCTGAACTTATTGGTGGTGCTCCTTACCCGCAGCCCGGTGCTGTTGATTCTGAAACAAGTCGTCTCGTAGAACCTACTCCGCCTGCGGCAGGTGATAAGCAGGAGGACAGACCAAAGAGTGTCTTCGACGAACTGAAGCAGATACTGGAGACCACCACTCCCGAGGGCAAGAAGAAAGCCACAAGCGAGTATGTGGGCGAGGCGAAGAAACTTTTGGAAGAGTACGGCATCGAGGCACCCGACCTGAAGAGCCGCCGCGATCTTCGTATCATGGAGTTCTTCCTGAACATGGCCGCAGGTCAGTCTCCAGACTTCCTAACCAATGTAGCGCAAGCAGGTAAAGAAAGCTTCAAGGGTTATGGCGAAGATGTTCGCGAGGTAGAATCTGCCGAGCAGAAGCTCAAGCTGGCAAGCCTTGAGATGGGCATGGCTGAAGAGGCACGAGACGAAGCTGCCTCGCAAGCACTGCTGCTCAAGAAGTACGACATCGCCGCTGACCTGTTCGAGAAGATCAACGATCTGCCGGACAAGTCACAGCAGATCAAGGTGCTCATGGAGAGCTACGGCGTGTCGCAAGATGACGCAATCAAAATGGTGTATCCCGGCAAAACTGTTACGCCACAGGGTTATGAAATCCGTCGGGATGACTTCATTAAGATGGGTCACAGCCCAACTGTTGCAGCCTACCTGTCGGCAGGTGGTGCCACGTTGCTGGCGTCCCTCGCAGAAGGTAACCCGATTGGCGATCAAATCGCGGCTGCGGCGGTTGCTGGTGGTGGGAGCCTGACACCGCAAGATTCAAAAATCCTTGGGCTACAGACCACTTCTGTAGGAAACTAGCCCAATGGCTAGAATCATCCAGCATAACGGGAGGTTCATCGAAGTTTCCGACGATATGACGGACGAGGAGGCTCGTCGCCGCGCCGATGCAATGGCAGGGTCGGGGGAAGAAAAACTCGTCGCTCGTGATCGTATCGTCGATCCTTCTGTAGAATCAGAGGGCACCCTCCAAGAGTTTGCCGAAGGCCTGGGGTCTGGTGTTACCAAGGCGGTGCAGGGTGTCGCCGAACTCGGCGGTATTGCCATTGACTCCGTGTTCGATACCAACACAACTCGTGCTATCAGCCAAGCTGGAGACGATGTCCGCGAAGCTCTTGGCCTCGACCCTGTCGGCATCGCGGGCACCATCGGTGATGTAACAGGGCAGTTCTTGTTACCGGGCGGTGTAGGTGTTGCCGCAGTCTCCAAGATTTCCAAGCTCGGCAAGTTAGAGAAAGCTATCCGTCAGCAGGGCCGGGGCCGTGTTGCTACCGCTGGACCGATGCCGGCACGTTTGACAGCAGGACAGACAGCCAAGCTGCGGGCACAGCAGGCCGGAGCCGCGCTGCTTGTAGACGCAGCCGTTGCTGACGACGGTGTCACCACCATCGGTGATTTCGTTGACGGTGGACCGACGATGACCGAAAAGGATGTCGGTCTCAGTGGCAGGCTCGAAGCTGGTCGCAGGTTCCGTAACAAGATTCGGCTCGGTGCAGAGGCCGGTGCACTGGCGGCAGCATTCCCCTACCTACTCAGCACAACAGCACTGGTTGCAAAACCCGGACTAATGTTGACCGGCGAGGTTCTGGCACCGGTAGCATCAGGAACTCGTGGTGCACTGCAAAAGATTGCCGAAGCAACAGGCAACAGTGCGGCAGCGCAGTACATCGGTAACATGACGGTGCCTCGTGCGATCACCCGTCGTGCGGCCACGGACCCGGATACAACGGTCTCGGATGTGTACGAGGGGGTCAAAGCCCGTCTTCGCTTCCGTGGTAATCTTACGACCGAGGCTGCTGAACGCCGGTCCGCGATCCAGGGTTTCATCGACTCGCAAGCCAACAACGCGGCGTACGCGATCCGGCAGCTTGAAAAAGAGACTAATAAAATCTTCAAGGGAGCAAAGACTGCAAACCTTCAAGGGTTCGGAGAACTTAGTCGCGTCGAGGTTATGAACTCGATCTACGGGTTCCTGACCAAGGATGCAAACTTCTTGAATAGTGCCGAGGTTCGCAGGGCAGCAATCCGGCGGGCAGCGCGTACAGGTGAAGCCTTCGATCCGAACAACGCTGACCACCTGATCGAGGCTATTCCAGAGTTTGCCCGTGGGTCTGTCTTAAAAATGCGCCAGCAGATCGACGACTTGTCGGCTCGTATTGTCAACAGTGACTACGGCACACAGAACGTATCGCAGTTGGTGCGGGACGAGATCACAGAAAACTTTGGCAAGTATCTTCGTCGCAAGTACCGCGTGTTCGATGACCCGGATGCGTACTTCCGTTCGGACGAGTACGTGCAGAACCGCCGTGAAGTTATCGGGTTCTTGCAGCAGAACCCCAACACGGCGCGAAACTTGTACAACAAGATTGTCAGCGAAGCAGACCTTGGCAACCAGCTTGCTACAGACGCACCTGTCACGCAGCGTGTGATTAACGACGTGGTTGACACATTCGTGAACCGCTATCGTACTCGTGTTGGCTTCCTTGACAACAGCGAGACGTTGTCTCGGACTGCAAAGCAGAAGATGAGTCGAGACATGTTCCGTCAGCGCCGCCTCGAAGAGGATGTGCTGAAGAAGCTGCTTGGTGAAGTCACCGATCCTGTCGAAGCCTACGTTCGGACGGTGGGCGATCTTGCGGAAACTGTGGCGCTCGACGATTTCTACGGATTCCTGCGGCAGGGCCGGGGGCAAATCATCGACGGTGCTCGTGTTGGTGGTGACGACATCATCGACGGTAACGTGTACGAAAGTTTGTCTCTTGCCAACAGGGCAGACTATATTGAATTAGTAGACAGTGGGTTCGGTTCATTGACTTCCGCCGGCAAGGAAGCAGGCAACGAAGTACGAACTTTCGCCCGCAAGCCCGTGTACAATGATCTTACTCGTAACACAAAACAGTTTAATCCAGTGATCAACATGGCGATGAGTTCCTTCCTGCTTGGCAAGGGTTTCACTCAAAAGGTTAAGACTGTCTACAGCCCGATGACGCAGATTCGTAACGTCACCTCGGCGGCGCTTTTCGCTGCGGCACAGGGTAACGTGGGCCGGGGCGCTAATGTGTTCGAGTCTGTTTCGCTTGTTCTGGAAAACATCCGCAAGTCTTCACCCGAGGATCGGGCAGCTTTCTTCCGTGAGTTGCAGGAACTTGGTGTAGTGGGCACGCAAGCACAGCTTCGCGAACTTGAAAGAACTATCGAGGATGGTCTGTCTCGCCTGTCCACCGACGAGGTCGATCAGTTTGGTGTTAACCTCGGTCAGAAGAAGTCACGAGGCCGCGCCGGTCAGTTTTTGGGGTCTGTCGATAAACGAGCCAGGGATCTGTACCAAGGTGGTGACGACATCTGGAAGATTTACAACTTTGACTTCGAGCGCAGCAAGCTGGTCAATGCGTTTGGCGGAGACGTTGCCGCCGCAGAAGACTTCGCTCGGGCACAGGGTGCGAAGAGCCTGAACGCATACGCTGCCGACATTGTGAAGAACACCGTGCCGAACTACGAGCGGGTGCCGCAGTTCATTGAAGGGTTGCGTCGTCTGCCTGTTGGTAACTTCATCGCGTTCCCCGCCGAGATCGTTCGCACGTCCTTCAACACCTTGAATCGTGGCATCGACGAAGTGCAGATGGGTGCACGAATGATTCAAGAGGGACGGGCTGCGGGCAACCAAGCATTGGTGCAGCAAGGCCGCAGTATGCGGGACATCGGCAAGCGGCGGCTCAACGGATTCGCTGCAACCACGATGGTGGCCGGTCCGGCTGTGCAGGAAACAGCACTGTACCTGAACGATCTGTCCCGAGACACACTTGACGCGCTGCGCGAGATCGCACCTCCGTGGAGCAAGAACAGTACACTTGTCCCAACCTCCGTGGACAAGGATGGCAACATCACAGGTTACGTGGACTACAGCTTCACCAACCCGTACGACTATCTGCGCCGCCCGGTTATGGGTGTGATCAATGCGATCAACGACGGCAAGGAACTTGACCTCGATGCCAGCAGCATAACACTGAACGCGATGGGGCAGTTCCTGTCAGAGGTTGCCTCGCCCTTCGCCGAAGAATCGATCATCTTCGAGCGGCTGCTCGATGTCACAGCACGTGGTGGTGTCACCAAGACAGGTAACAAGGTGTGGAACCCGGAAGATACTCCGGGTGAGGTGGGCGCCAAGTCCATGACGCACATCTTCGAGGCGTTCCAGCCGACGATCATTACCGACTTCACAAGTATCGCACAGGTCTCGCCAACCACGGGAGACGTTGAGTTCTTCGTGCCGGGGCGTCTTGGGGCCGCGCTGCTTGGGCCAGAAGGTCTCGACAAGCGTGGTAATGTTCGTCAGCTTGAAGAAGAGATCCTTCGCTACTTCACCGGTATCGGCGAACAGAAGGTTACCCCGGAGTCGTCGTTCCGTTACCGGACATACGCGCACAACGAATCTGCTGTGCAGGCACAGAGAAACTTCAACCGTCAGCTTCGTGCGTTTGGTCGTACCGTCGAGGATCCATCCGTCATCATCGAGAACTATCGTCAGGAAAACGAGCGTAAGTTCAAGGTGTACAATCGCGGCTTCAAGCTGATTCAGAACATGAAGAAGCTCGGCATGGACGAGAGGGAGATCCGTCGGGCTGCAAAAGAGTTTGGCTTCTCCGGGTACAAAAAGATTCTTGCTGGTCGCTTCGATCCGGTAAACATCGACAGCGATATCATGAACGACATCACTGCGTTCTACCGTAGCGTAGGCCGTCCGTTTGATCGCCGGGGATTGCAGCGTGAGTTGAACCTGATCAAGCGTGACTATCTGCGTAGGCCACTGACTGCGGAAGGCGTGGACGAGCGCAAGCGTCCGGTGTTCCGGATTGAAATGCCACCGGAAGAAACACCAACCTCCACGGCGACGACTCCTCCACCGGCGCCCGTGGACACGGGAGCCGTCAGTGATCTCCCCTCGACGGCTCCCGTACAACTCATGACGAATCAAACAGCACAGTCCACGATCCAGGATCCACGGACCAGGGAGTTGTTTGAAAGATTACGAGGTACTGGATAATGTTTCGCTGGCTGCTGCGCTTGCTACGCACACAACACACGGGCGACATGAGTCAGCACCGTCTTTATACTACCCGGTATGAAGACTTGTGCATGTAGGAGGCAACCATGAACCTAGAACAACTCCAACAGGAGCTTGCTATCGACGAAGGATGCAAGCTGGAAATATATTTAGACCATCTTGGCTACAAAACCGTGGGTATTGGGCACCTTATTACCGAAGATGACGAACTGTACGGGTTCGAAGTGGGCACTACGGTGTCTCAGGAGCACGTCGATGACCTATTCCACGAGGACATACAACGAACTGTACGAGATTGCGAATTATTGTACAGCGATTTCAATGACTTGCCTGAAGACGCACAATTATGCATTGCAAACATGTGCTTCCAACTCGGTCGTCCACGGCTCTCGAAGTTCCGAAAGATGAAAGCTGCCGTCGATAAGCGGGATTGGCCCGAGGCCAGCCGTCAAATGTTGGACTCGAGGTGGGCTAAACAGACTCCGAATCGGGCGATGCGTTTGGCTCATCGGATTCAGGCGTTGGGTGATACATAAGATAGAACGTCTTGCACTCGGGGCATGACAGGTTGGAGACGATGAAGTAGTCCTCGTCATCGTCAATGTCATGGTCCCCGCCCCAAATCAGATTCGATTCGCAGGCAAAACATTTCAAGTTCATCCAACCTCTCCCCAGTTGTCGCCTAGCTCGGCGTCCACGTCGAACGGCACCTTCAAGTCTGGTACACAATTCTTCATGATATCTACAATCTTGTCGGATTGTTCACGAGAGTTCACGCTAAAACACAATTCGTCGTGAACTGTTAGCATTGGCACCAGTCCTTCTTCATAACACGTCACCATCGCCTTCTTGGTCTGGTCCGCGCTTGACCCTTGGATCAGTCGGTTCAGTGCCTTGTAGGTGAACGCGCGGCGGATCATACCCTTGCCACCGTATTCCTTGACCGCCTCTTCAAGGGGCAACGCACGGTGGTATCCGTAAGACCTTGGCTCCCACATGTCGAACCGACACTTGCGGCCCAGCCACGTACGGATCACACCCTTGTCCGCCGCTTGATTCATCGCCAGATCGGCCATGCCTTTCACAAACGGCACCTTGTCGTGGTACTTGTTCAGCAATCCCTTGGCATCCTCCTCGGTGATGTCGAGGGTGCCGGCCAACTTTTTCCGGCCCATGCCGTACATGATGCCGAGGTTTACAGTCTTGGCTTCCTTGCGTGACACACCCGCCATATCCGCCACCATTTGGTGGAAGTCAGCATTGCCTTCGTGGTACATTCTCACCACGTCATCGATCTGTGGATCCCGCCGCGCGCCGGTCAGCGTGGCGCAATAGTGTGCCAGCCACCGTGGCTCTTGGGATGCATAGTCGAAACTGCCCCACCTCTCGCCATCCTCCGGGATGAAAAGACCCCGAATCATTTTTTTGATTTCAGGGTCACGCGCGGGGATCTGTTGGAGGTTCGGGTTGGACGAAGAAAATCGTCCGGTGACTGTGCCCCCTTCATCTGAACGAAGAGGGTGAAAATCACAATGGATACGACCGTTATGCGAATGTTCAAGAATGGTTTCAATAAATGTTGTGTTTGCCTTGTTAAACTCGCGCAGGCGTACAATCTTTTGCGCCACCGGGTGAGTGTGGTTCGCAAGAAATGCTTTTGTAAAGGCTGGCGCATTCGACTTTTCTGTCCTGTTGTAGTTCAACCCAAGGGCGTCGAACGCCTTTGCTATAGATGCAGCGGCCCACGGCTCCACAAGGATGCCGGTCTCTTTCTTTACTTCTTTAAGTAGGGCGTCCTCGCGATGTTTCAGTTCCTTCTGTACCTGCTCGGCGCGGTCGGTGTTGACACGCACACCTTTCGTCTTCATATCGAGCATCAACGGAATCAGTGATGTCTCCAACTCGAATATGCTGCTGACTTCATCCTTGTCGATGTCAGCCCGCAGCCGATCCCACAGACGCAGTGTAACAGCAGCGTCCTGCTCCGCATACTTGCCCACGAACGAGGCGTGTAGCTTCCACATCTCCCCCTTCGGATCCACACCGTACATCGACGCCGCAGCCTTCAGCATCTTCTCGTTCTTCCACTCGCCGAGATACTCGCCAGCCAGACTGTTCAGGTTGTACCAGCGACGGTTCTCGTTCAGCAGCGGCGCCGCCACCATTGTGTCGATGATCTTGCCCTGCACCTCGATGCCGGCCCAGCGCAACCAGCCCAGATCGTACATGGCATTGTGCATGATCTTCTCGATGTGCGGCGTGGCAAGCTGTTTCTTCAACCAGTTCACCACAGTCTTCTCCGGCATGTTGCCACCACCTTGGTGCCGGATCGGGAAGTAACCAACGAAGTCACCAGCAGCAACAGCGAAGCCAATCACATAGCCGTCGTTGCGACACCAACCCGGACCCAGGGTCAGCAGGTTCGGGTCACAGGTTTCAAGGTCAACCGAAATACGTTCGCAGTTTGTCAGGTCCGGCAGGGACGACGGTGGATACCACTCTTCCTCAATATCAAACAGATCAGCTTTCATCGTTCGAGATCTCCCCGCCCAGTGCGGCGTACCCGATAATGTCGGTCCACGAATCGTCCTTGTGCATGTCCTCGGCAAGTCTAGCCAGTTTCAACCCGACCATCATCGCCGTCACCTCGGTTGGCGTGATCTTGTCTAGCAGCTTTTTGCGGAGCAAGACGTTCCAGATGCTGGCGATACGTTGATGATTCAATAGCGCCGGCCCGTAGTCCTCGGCCCTCGGTCCGTTGATCAGTTCTTCCGCCTGCTTCAAGAAATACTCTCTGTTTTTCATAGTTCGAACCTGTGGTTGGAGTGTGACTCGACAAGGTGTAGCTGTTTGCGGGCACGAGTCATACCCACATAGAAGGTGCGAATCTCACCTTCCGTGTCCTCGGCTCTTGTTATGACAGGGCTAGACTCAAGCAGGAGGAGGACGTTGTCTGCCTCCCCACCCTTCGCCTTGTGGATCGTCGAGATCCGTATCCTCGGTTTGCCCGACAAGATAGACTCGCCCATCCGACGTACAGAAGTAATGTAGATCCGCTCCTGCTCCGACACACGGATCACTTCGTACCATGGCGTCTCCGCAGTCGCGGTCAACTCGCACAGGTTCTGTAAATCGGTGAGGTTGTAAGTTGCTTCGGAGTCTAGGTTTGTAAGTTTGCGTCGGCCAGACTTGGTGATGACCGTTGACTGGATAAGTTTGGAGAAGCTCTTCAAGTCCGTTGGGGACACAAACTGATTTTTGCATAATCGCAACCACACCTCGATGCCGTTTAGTACATTTGGAGAAATGGACCAACCCGGCCCCTCTCGCCAGAACAAGTAGCCCTGTTCCTTGAGGGTGTTCGCAACCTTGTTCGCAATGTTATTTGTGCGGGCAAGAATCAACCATTCACCAGATCGTAGGTCCACATCGAGGATATCATGATGCCATACGACGGCGCCACCTTCTTCGACCGGCGACCATACTTTTTGCTGCCGAACCTCTAGGCGTTTTGCCACACTGTCCGCCAGCCCATGCACCTGCGAGGGCAGACGGTAGGATTTATCGAGGATGATCTTGTCGTCCGATGCAGTCAGGAAGTCGTTGACGTTCACACCCATCCACGAATAGATGCACTGATCGTCGTCACCGGCAAAGTATATACGCTTGGCGCACGGCTTCATCACTTCATGCACCATACGCCACTGGAGTGGCACTAAGTCTTGAGCTTCATCCACAATCAGCACGTCGAGCAGCGGACAGTTACCCTGCATCACAAACTGTTCGATCATGTCCACGAAGTCCACCTTGTCGGTCATCTTCTTGTAGTCACGGATTACCTGATCCATGACTTTCAGTTGCTGGAAGTGCAGCCTGTAGTCTGTGTTCTTTTCGTTGAACATCTCTTCCATTGACTTGCCAGTCACCCGAGCAAGTTGAAGTATGCCGTGGTATTGATCACCCTTGGACTGACCAGCCGAGAACAAGATACCATCATCCATGCGGACAGAAGCAGACGAGAGCATGGGCAGACCCAGCAACTCACCGACCTTGTTGTAGTCCGCACCCTTCATGACCTTCTGACCACTGAGGCCAAGGTTCTGGAACGCGAAGGAGTGCAGCGTACGGAACCAGATCATCTGCTGCTCGTTGATGCCCAGCTTCTCCGTGGCGCGATCCCGTGCTTCCTGTGCAGCCTTCTTGCTGAAGGACACGAAAGCAATCTTGTCGGGCGCCGTTCCACGGTCCAGTTCTTCCTGAACGATGTTGATCAGCCGTGTAGTCTTGCCCGTGCCTGGGGGTCCGAAAATCGTGGTCTGCATTACGCGGAGTCCACTTCTTCGAAGAAGTGTGTGTCAACCTGCACTTCCTCTATCGTGCCCCACTGGTGATCACCCGTGCACTTCTGACAAGCATCGCCCAAGGTCATCGACGCCATGTCAGCGTAATAGACCTTCCAGTGATCGTTGCATCGGTCGCAACAAAAATACGCTACATAGCCCATTAGAACGGAATCTCCTCTCCACCCACATCGATGGCCGGGATCTCGACCTCGTTGGACTTGGCAGGAACCCACCACACACGCATCGGCATGGTGTCCCCCTTCGTTGTCTTGAACCGACGCTGGCCGTTTGCCTGTCCACCGTTGTTCAACTCTTTCAATCGCTCCTGTATCTGGCCCCGGCTGTAGCTGTCGAACTTCTGGTTACGCAGATACTTCATCAACGCTTCGAGCTTGAAGTATGTCAGGTCGTCCTCTTCATCCGTGTACGGCTTGCCCAGTGCGATCTCTTCCGCCGACTGTGCTTGTACCCGACCATCACAATACGCCTCGACAAGCTCGTTGAACTGGCCCTTGTATGTCAGTTCGTGCGGCACATCGATGTGGTTCATGTCTTCCATGAGCATGGTGACGATGGTCTGCCAGTCTTGCATCTTCATCATCGGGGGCATGACATGAATCTGTTCCATGCATGCCTTCTGGAAACGCTGCGGTGTTTGCAGATCGTCGGTTGTCAACTCGACACGACGACCACCTACATCACAGAACCAGACAGGCGGCTCGGACTTCACTACACATAGCCCTGTAACGTCCACAGCCATGCTGGTAACGCCGATACCGAACTTCTTGGTCTTACACAGCGTCTTGTTGCAGAAGCTCCTCAGTGGCTCCTGATCGCACGGGAATCCGTAGTCCTTCTTGTCATGCTGGTTCTGGATCGTGACGATCTCGGACGCCGGCAGCGGCGGGGTAGAGAAACGCTGGTTGATCTCTTCGAGTCGTTGCTTCCATGTCTCGGGCTGCTCCTTCTTGCACCCAACCGCAGCGGCGAACATCACCGTGTTGCGAGTGCCCTCGGGAATGCCCTGCCCGAACATACAGTTCAGGCAGGGCGCCCATTCCTTGAACTCGTCTTCGACAACCCCGAAGGTAAGCGAGACGAAAGCCTCCGGAGAGATGGCACGACTGTCGGCAAGGTCAAGGAATTCCTCGAGGGTGGCGGCAGATCCATCCTCGAGGATTGCATGACGCAGGGTTTGCTCTGCATCGAAGTATGGCAGGTTGATAAAGTTACCAACGTCACCACGCTCGTGCAGAACCTGCTCCTGCTTCGGGAAGATTTCACACCGACCATACCCAACATAGGCGGCAATCTCCGAAGCCTTGTCACGGAACTCCCCTGCGCTCATGAACTCCGTGAAGAAGAAGTATATATGTGCCCCACCAGACTTTGAGCGGCAGACCACGGCTGGGATATCAAGGTCGCGCAAGCGCCGGTCAATGCCGGCAAGGTCTAGTGGATATTCGTCAATGTCGAGGACACCGAACTTACATTTGTTGTCCTCGTTAATCGGTATGGAACCTACACCCTTCACGCCGTTCAGGTGTGACCGGATAAGTTCGAGTGTGATTGGAGTGCGGACTGTACGGGATTGTGCCTTTTGTTTCCCGGCGCGTCGTTCCTCTGAAATAATCGTCTGTCCATGTGCCGATTTGAAACCCTCAAACGCGGCCATGAACCTTTCGTCCAAGTTCATAGCTGTCCCCTCTAGTTGGGTTAGGGCAGGGGGTGGGCACACAACCCGTTCTGATACCGCGAGACTCTATGTGAGCCGCCATGTCGCAAAACTGTCGATATCCATAGCCTTGTGTGTGCCCTACTGTTGCCGCCTCCCCCTGTC